TCTGATATTACAAACGCAGTTATAACTGTCAGTTCTGCATTTTCTTCCGCACCAAATACTAATGCACCTTACGTTATATCAAGTACAACTCTTCAGACACAGTTATTCAGAGTCATACAAGTCGAAGAACAGGATGATATTAATTATGTAATTACAGCTTTGACTTATGTTGAAGGTAAATATGCATTTATAGAAGATAATACATCTCTTCCTGTCAGAAATATTTCATTGTTAAATGCACCTGCATCACCTCCAAGTAATCTTACTGTCACAGAAAAAACAGTAGTTATTAATAGTATTGCCAGAAGTAAGTTAATAGTAGATTGGCAGCCTGTACAGGGAGTGACTCAGTATTTGGTGAATTATAAATTTGAAGATAATAATTATGTTTCACAGGTTGTATTCAGTAGCGATTTTGAACTCTTAGATACAAAGAAAGGTACATATACTATTGAGGTTTTTGCCTATAATTTATCTCTTGAATTATCAGCTAATGCTGCTACAACTACATTTACGGCAGTCGGTAAAACTGCTTTACCAGAAGATGTGACTAACTTAACTATTGAACCTATCAATGAACAGTTTATAAGACTTAGATTTAAACAGGCAACTGCTATTGATGTTTTACATGGTGGTCGTGTTTATGTAAGACACACCAATCAAACAGGAGGCAGTGCAACTTTTCAATCTTCACAGGATATTATTGAAGCTGTTGCTGGTAATTCTTCAGAAGTCATTGTTCCTTCTTTGGCTGGTACATATTTATTAAAGTTTCAAGATGATGGTGGCAGATTTAGTGAAAATGCAGCAAGTATAACCATTTCTGCTGTAAATCTTTTAGATTCTATTATTGTTAAAACTGATAGAGAAGATACTGACGTAACACCTTATAACGGAGCGAAGTCTAATGTTTCTTATGATGCTACTCTTGGAGGCTTAAAACTTACAAATCCTTCATCTAACGCAACTGGAACGTATGATTTTGTAGATACTCTTGATCTCGGTGGCACATTCTCTCTTACTTTAAAAAGGCATTTTCAAGGTGAGGGATTTTATGTTGGAGATGAGTTTGATAACAGAACGGATTTGATTGATACTTGGACAGATTTTGACGGAACAGTTGCTAATGATGCCAATGCAAAAATAGCAGTCCGAACCACAACAGATAACCCCAGTAGTTCACCTACATATACATCTTTTAATGATTTTGCCAATGGAGTTTTTAATGGCAGAGGTTTTCAGTTCAGAATTACTTTAGAAACTGCTGACGTTGCACAGAATATGAATTTACAACAGGCAGGTTATACAGCAACAATGCCATCAAGAACAGAACAATCATCTGTTATTGCATCTGGAGCAGGAGCAAAGGCAGTTACATTTACAGCACCATTCTTTGTTGGAACGTCTGCACTTGGTAATTTAAATAGCTTCTTACCTTCTGTTAATATTTCTCCTCAGAATATGGCTACAGGTGATTTCTTCGAGCTTTCAAGTATATCTGGAACTGGCTTTACAGTTCATTTTAAAAACTCAAGTAATGCTAGTATTGATAGGAACTTTACCTACAGTGCTGTTGGTTTCGGCAAAGGAGGGTAACATGGAGGAAAATAGTTATTAACTATGGCTGATGTAACAAATTATACAATAGAAAATGCATCTGGAGCTAACGTCCGTATTGATTTAAATGCTGTCTTTGCTGCGATCCAATCTAGTAATTCTAAGTCCAGCGATTTAGCTTCAAGTCAATGTGTGGCAGGTATGCCTTTCTTAAATACCACTACAAATATTCTAAAGATAAGAAATAGTTCTAATGGTGGTTTTACGGAGATAGGAAATATAGATCAGGATAATTTAGGTTTGTTATCTAAAGCAGGTGGTACGATGACAGGTGCTTTTCTTGCTGATGATTCTGGAACAGCAAGTGCTCCTGCTGTAAGTTTTGATGGCGATACAGATTTAGGTTTGTTTAGAAAATCTGCCAATGTTATGGGATTTTCTTCAAGTGGTACAGAGAAAATGATATTTGATGCGAATGGATTAACGCTCCAATCTCAAAATGATCTCAGATTTGCTGATGCTGATAGTAGTCATTATGTAGGATTTCAAGCACCAGCTACTATTTCATCAAGCTTGACTTGGACATTACCTGCTGAAGATGCTGCTGTTTCTGGTTATGCTCTTGTCTCTGATGCATCTGGTACGTTAAGTTGGGCTGCTGCTGGTGCAGGTGCTCAAGGTGCTGGAAGTGACAATATCTTTTGGGAAAACGACCAAACAGTAACTCAGAGTTATACTATTACTAACGGACAAAACGCTGGCAGCTTTGGTCCAATTACTATACAATCAGGGGTAACAGTTACAGTTGGTGCTGGTGAAACCTGGACAGTCGTTTAAATTATGAGCACATTAAAAGTCAACAGCATAATTCCAGTTGCAGGTGTACCAACAGGTGGTGGTGGTGGAATAATTCAAGTAGTACAAGCTTACAAAAATGATATTTTTAGCTCTACAAGCAGTTCTTTTGTTGATGTAACAGGATTAGCATTAACAATTACCCCTACTTCAACTTCTAGTAAAGTTCTTATAAGATATGATGTATTATTATCAGGCCAAAGTTGGACAAAAGGAACAGTACAATTAGGTTTATTTGTTAGTAGTGATGGTGGGAGTTCCTTTACTATAATTGGCAATGGTACAGGTGGTGACTCAAATCATAATGTTAATTCAGTACAACAACTTTACTCAAATGGTGATAGTAATACAGAAGCTAACATATCAGGTGTTTCATTAGAATTTTTACATAGTCCAAGTTCTACTGCTGCATTGCAATATAAATTACAAGCAAGAATACAAAACACTGGAAACTTTAAAATTAACGCACAAGCACACAGTTATAATGGTTCATCAAGTATGACAGCAATGGAGGTGTCAGCATGATTACTTCCGTGTATAATCTAATTAAAAACTAACTATGGGATTAGATCACGAAGCAATACGCAAAGCTTATCCAAATGCTGTAACTATTGATGATGGTGCTGGAGCATTTGACGCAAGCGGTAACGCAATCTCACTTGATAACAGTCTTGTAACGGCTGCGAGAACTACTTTAGATGCTGAAGCTGCTGCAATTCTTTATCAATCGCAAAGAACAGGTGCGGCTGGCACAACAGATACTATTTACGCTTCTATAGGCGATCAACTTGATATGCAGTATCAAGATGCTGTTAATGGTACAACTACATGGAAAGATCACGTTGCTGCGGTAAAAGCTAAATATCCCAAGCCATGAGTACATTAAAAGTTAATGCTTTACAAGATACTTCTGGTAATGCTCTTTCAAGGGTATTGCAAATAGTACAGACAGTTAAAACTGACACAGCTTCGCAAAGTGTAAGTTCAGGATCACAAGGTACTACTGACTCTTTTTTTACAGTAAGTATTACCCCTTCTAGCACTTCTAGCTTGATACTACTAGGAGGTTTTGCAACATTCAACTGTTCTGGAGTTGAACAAGAAATACACATAGCGTATAGAAGAAGTGGCAGCACTTTAACAACAGCAGTTAATGGCGGAGGCACTGCTAATTCTATTGGTGACGCTGATGGTAACAGACAACGAGTTTCAGCGGGTGGAAGATCACAATCCACTTTTCACCCGACGAGTTTTCCTATTTATTTACTAGATAAACCTGCATCAACTTCTTCTTTAACGTATAGCCTAGCATTTGGACATGGCTCTGGATCAACAAGGACTATGTATATGAATCGAATAGATAGTGATAGTAATAATAGTACATATGTTAGATATGTTTCGGTATTCACAGCTACGGAGATTGCACCATGAGCCAGCTTAAAGTTAATTCAATCGTTCCTGTCGGTGGGCTACCAAGTGGTTCTAATGGTGGAATTATCCAAATAAAGCAAGCGGTAAAAACTGATACAGTTACTACAACTTCACCTCTAAGCTCAAATGTTGCTACAGGCTTATCAGTAACAATAACACCCTCTTCTAATGCAAATAAAATATTAGTTCAATATAATATTTTTCTTGGGGCGGGTCCTGATGATAATGGAGTGGTCGTAGGAACAAAATTAAGAAGGGGAACCACAGATATATTTATAGGTGACACTAGAAATAATGCACAAAGAGTAACAACTTATGACCATATTCCAGGCGAAGCGGCAGATCAGAGCACTGTGAATTGTGGATGTCATAGTTGTACTTTTTTAGATTCTCCAGCTACCACAAGTGCTGTTACTTATAGTGTAGTAATGGGTGTTTTAAATAATGGAGGCTCAAGATTTGTAGTTGCTAATGGACCTTCAAATTCTGGTGATAGTTTTAACGGAACACCTGCTGCTTCAATTACAGTTATGGAAGTGACAGTCTGATGGCAATAATTCCAGGGAAAAAGAATTTTACTGTTGAAAGAAGAGCAGATTTTCCTATAAGACTTACATTTAAAGATTCAACTGGATCAGCTATAAATCTTACTGGATTTACAGTTGCAGCACAGGTTTATAACGAAGATAGAAGCACAAAGTTTGCTGATTGGACTGTTGCATATACTGACAGAGCTAATGGAATTGTAGATATTTCTTTAAGTGATACTGATACAACAAATTTTACTCCCAGTATTTTATTTTATGACGTATTACTAACAGAACCAGGCGGTAGCAAAAACTATTATTTAGAGGGTAAACTATTTATAAGTGAAGGCTATACAGCATGAGTAATCCTAATCAAGTTGTAGTTTCTCAGGTATCTGATGTAACTACAGTTGAAATAACAACGCAAGGCCCACAAGGTCCAGCAGGATCTATTTCTGGTCTTGCTTTTGATGTTTCGGGAAAAGTTGATAATGCTGTGCTGTATTATCACGCTGCTTCTGATACATTTAAAGCAGACAACACAACAACTAAATTAACACTTGTCGATGGAGGTAATTTCTGATGGCTAATACAATTAGAATAAAACGATCTACTGGATCGTCAAACCCAACCTCATTAGAAAATGCAGAGATAGCATTTAGAGAAGGTGATGAAGTACTAGTCATTGGTAAAGGGACAGGAGGAGCAGGAGGATCTGCTACGTCTATTGAAGCTATAGGTGGTAAGGGAGCATTTTTTGATAAGGCAACAACTAGAAACGCAAATATTGTATTAGCTGGACCGTCCAGTGGAAGTGCTGCTGCGCCTACATTCAGAGCTTTAGCATCGGATGATATTCCCTCTTTAGCTCATACAAAAATTTCTGATTTCGATACTGGTGTTCAAGCAAATAGATTAGATCAGATGGCAGCACCTACGGCTGCTGTTAGTGCAAACAGTCAGAAGATTACAAACTTGGCTACACCTACAAGTTCTGGTGATGCTGCAAGTAAGCAATATGTGGACAATGTTAGTCAAGGATTAGATGTTAAAGATTCCGTAAAAGTAGCGAGCACCGCAAATGGAACATTATCCTCTGCCTTTGCTAATGGTCAGACAGTAGATGGTATAACTTTGGCAACCAATGATCGAATATTACTTAAAGATCAGAGTACTCAGACCGAAAATGGTATTTACACAGTCAATGCTTCTGGTGCTCCTACAAGGGCAGATGATTTTGCAAATGGAGCTACGGTGGCTGGTGCGTTTGCGTTTGTAGAACAGGGAACTGCTAATGCTGACTCAGGGTTTGTAGTAACCTCAAACAAGGGATCAGATGTTGTAGGTACGAATAATATAGTTTTTGCACAGTTTTCTGGCAGTGGATCTGGAGTCTCAGCAGGTGATGGATTAGATAAGGCTGGTTCAGTAATGAGCGTAGATTTAAAAGCTAATGGTGGGCTCGTTATTGAATCTGCTGAGATAGCGGTTGATCTTGCTGCTAGTTCTATTACTGGAACTTTAGCTATTTCTGATGGAGGGACAGGAGCTACAAGTGCCTCTGCTGCACGGACAGCTTTAGGTCTTGTTATTGGAACGAATGTACAGGCTTTTGATGCACAGTTATCTGATATTGCAGGTTTAACTCCAACTGATAGCAACTTTATTGTTGGTAACGGTTCTAACTTTGTTCTCGAATCTGGTGCTACTGCAAGAGCTTCTCTTGGTGTAGCTATTGGAAGTCAGGTTCAAGCTTATGATGCTGATCTTGATAACTTATCTGGTTGTCAATCAGGTGGTTCTGCTGCTTTAGCTGCCCTAACTGAAGCTGAGATACAGATATTAGATGGAGCGACTTTAAGTACTACAGAATTGAATTATGTAGATGGTGTTACTTCTGCAATTCAAACTCAATTAGATGCAAAACAAGCTTTAGATGCAGATTTAACTGCATTATCTAGTTGTCAAACTGGAGCGGCAACAGCTTTAGCTTTATTGACTGCAACTGAAGTAGCCATACTTGACGGAGCTACCGTAACTACCAGTGAATTAAATTTATTAGATGGTGGAACTTCGGCTACATCGACTACACTGGCAGCAGCAGACAGAGTAGTTTTAAATGATAATGGAACAATGAAACAGGTCGCATTATCTGATGTGGTTACGTTTTTACAAGATGAAAGTGCCTCCAGCTTCAATATAGATGGTGGTAGCTACTAAAACTTAGGAGGGCTTACCAATGGCAAACACAATTAAATTAAAAAGAGCAAGTGGTAGCGATCCATCAGCTAGTGACCTTTCTGTAGGTGAATTAGCGATACGTACCAGTAATTGCAAGTTATTCAGTAGAAATGATGGAGGTTCTGCTGTTGGTATTGTAGCTGGATCGGCTGACACTCTCACGACTGCAAGAACGATAGCAGGGGTAAGTTTTGACGGATCAGCAAACATATCACTCAATAATAATGCTATTACTAATGGTGCAGGGTATTTAGCAGATATAGTTAGTGACAGTTCACCTCAACTTGGAGGAAACTTAGATGTTCAATCCAATAAAATCACTACAGCTACAAGTAATGGCAATGTAAAAATTGAACCGAATGGCACTGGAGTTGTTGAAGTAAGAGGTGCTGGAGGTAATGATGGTAAGTTACAACTAAATTGCTCTGCACAAAGTCATGGAATAAAGTTAGCTTCACCTGCTCACAGTGCAGGGCAGTCTTATACATTAATTTTTCCAGATAATCAAATTGCTGCTGATAAATATTTAAAAATAAAAAGTATTTCTGGTTCGGGTTCAACTGCGATAGGTCAAGCGGAATATGCCTCTCTTGATGCAAATGATCTTGGAGAAGGTACTATTCCTGATGCTAGATTTCCATCTACCTTGCCAGCACTCAACGGATCTGCACTTACTAACTTAAATGGTAGTAATATTGCTTCTGGAACTATTGCAGCAGCTAGAGTTGCTACTTTAAATCAAGATACAACAGGTTCATCTGCATCTTGTACAGGAAATGCTGCAACTGCAACTGCTTTAGCTAACGCCAGAACTATTGCAGGAGTTAGTTTTGATGGAACGTCAAATATTTCATTGAACAATAATGCAATCACAAATGGAGCAGGGTATATAACTAATTCTGTAACTAGTGACTTAACAATTACTTCAACTGATGGTGGTAGCTCTGCTGCTCCAGAACTTGAGCTTTATAGGAATAGCTCATCTCCAGCAGATGGAGATTATTTAGGTCAACTTAAATTTACTGGCGAGAGTGATGATGGCAGTAAAGAAGTTTATGCAAAGATTACAGGAAAAATTAGTGATGCCAGTTCTGGTACAGAAGATGGAATTATTGAAGTTGCACATAGAAAAGCTGGTTCAAATGTAATTACAGCAAGATTCACAAGTACAGCCTTTAAATTAATCAATGGTACAGAACTTGAAGCGGAGGGTGGAGCTACAGTTACAGGAAACATTGCAGTCACAGGAACAGTTGATGGCAGAGATATAGCCACTGATGGTACAAAACTTGATGGAATAGAGAGTGGAGCAACTGCCGATCAGTCTAAATCAGATATAGATGCTCTTGGCATTGCAGCTAGTACGGCAGCTACTTTAGCTACAGCAAGAAATATTGGAGGTGTTAGTTTTAATGGTTCTGCCAATATAGATTTACCTGGTGTCAACAGTTCTGGAAATCAAGATACTTCTGGGAACGCTGCCACAGCTACAGCTTTAGAAACAGCTAGGACTATTGCAGGTGTTTCATTCGATGGATCTGCAAACATCTCTTTAAATAATAATGCGATAACAAATGGTGCTGGATATATTACAGGATCTTCTTTAAATGCAAGTAACTTATCATCTGGAACAATACCTGATGCAAGGTTTCCTTCTACCTTACCAGCAGTTGATGGATCAAACCTTACAGGAATATCGGCTGGTGCTACAGGCGGTGGATCGGATGAAATATTTTATGAAAATGGTCAAAATGTAACGACTAACTATACTATTACTAATGGCAAAAATGCTATGTCTGCTGGTCCTATTACTATAGATAGCGGTGTTACTGTTACTGTAGGAGCAGGAGAAACTCTTACTATTGTTTAATTTATGAAAAATATTATTGAAAAACAGATTCTTGAATGGAAAGAAGAATTAGCAAAACAGGTACAGACTAGGAATCAGGCAGAAAAAGTTTTAGCAGAAACAAATAGAACTATCTTGATGATTGAGGGAGGGATACAGGCGAAGGAAATGTTATTAAAGAAAATTGATACACAATCACAGGAAAACCTTAAAAAACAAGTAAAAACAAATAAAAACAATTAGTATATAACTTTAATTTTTTTAATTAAATGCTCAAAAAAGTATTAACAATAGCTGCTGCATCAGCACTATCAACACCTGCATTTGCAGGGTTCTACTTGAACGTCGAATCTAATTCCGCGTTTCTTGGCAAAGATTATATTGGGTCTGGAACGGATCTGCATCTAGGGTACGAGGGTGGCAATGATTCTGCTTCTTACTACCTACAAGGTGGTGCGTTCTTGTCTAACCCTGATGGTGCAGATTCAAGCACAAACTTCTCTGGTAAAGTTGGTGGTTCAGTAGCAGCTTCAGAAAGAGTTGACGTTTACGGAGAATTTTCT